TTGGGGAAGTCTGTAAGCCTTCCTGAAAGTCCGGGGATGAGTTGTCAATTGCAGGGGCAAATGTCTCTGTTCCCGATAATTCAAATCTGAGGCTAAAGCCCCGTCTCTTTAGAGCGGGGTATGCTTATAAATCTAGAAGTTGACAAATCGCAAAGCATAGTTGCTGTGCTTCCTGCGCCCTTGTGCAATCTATTTTTTTCAACAATTAACTCAATCGTTTTGTCGCTTGAATCTTTGGAGTAAACAGACGGCCTGTGCAACAAAATCAATTGATCGCAAACTTCTAGTACTTCACCAGAGTTTCTTAAGTCGTGTTTAGTCGGTCTTTTGTCTTGTCTGTTCTGGTTGTCGCGGTTTATCTGACTTCCCAGGTAAACAGGAATCTTGTAATCCATTGCGATCGCACGAATAGCACGAGCAATGTTGCCCAGTTCATAAGCTAAGTTGTTGCCGCCTCTCGTTACTGGCAACTGCTGGAGGTAGTCAATCACCACCATGCAAGGTTCGCCAAATTCTCGCATAGCAGAGCGAATTGCTGTTGATATCATCCCAACCGTGGGTGAAGGGTGAGCATAGACTTTCCACGGAAGGTCTGCTAATTGCCCTACAGCGTCCGCTATAGGTTCCCAATGACGATTAGGGTTATCAACTATCTCAGACGCGTCTATGCCCGAAATTCGAGCCAATAAGCGAATGTTTACCTGATCCTCCGACATCTCAGGAGAAATGTACAAAACAGGTTTCTTCAGAACCGTCATCACCTCGTAGGAGTAGCTGATTAAAAAATGGCTTTTCCCCATGTGCGATTCGCCAGCTACAACAGTCAAGCATTCGTCGTACAAACCGCCAGTTAATGTCTCTAGGTCGTACCACCCAACTTTCTTGCCTACTTTGTTCCCTGACTCCAGTGCAGCGAATAACTTAGCAGCCATATCTGGTGCTGATTCAACCTTGTGGCGATCGCCTGTTTGACCCTGAGACAAGTCAAAAACCGCTGACTCTGCTTTTTGTATTATTTCTTGGACGGGGGATACCTTGTCGTATCCAGCGCGAACAATTTCGTTGCCTGTTGAAATTACTTGACGACGGAGATATTTGTCCATGATCAACTCTGCTTGAGCATCAATATTCACAGCACAAACAGTTCTGTCAACAAGAGATGCTAGTTTATTTCTTCCGCCAATTATGGCGAGGTTGCCCATGTCGTGTAAATACTGGGAAACCGTAAGCAAGTCTGTTGGCTTGTCGCTTTCGTGAAGCGATCGCATTGCCAAGTAGATTTCTTTGTGAGCAGACAAGTAAAAAGCTTCTGGAACTAGAATCTCTGCAATGCGCTCCATTGCCACGGGGTCAAGCAATATTCCCCCTAAAATAGCTTCTTCGACTTCAACTGCTTGAGGTGGGAGCATGTCACCGGTGCTCGCGGCATCAAACGGGACAACGTTGCTGTTTTTCTTGTTTTCTGCGTACATTACTAAACTCCTAAATTAAATACTGCTTCTACTGAGGCAAGTCTGTTTTGTTTTTCTTGATCAATCTTGACCACTGGAGCCTTTTTGTTAGATTGCGCTTTCTGTTTAGCAGCTGCAATCCTCTCTGAAACTAGTTGGCGCGATCGCTCCTTCTCTTCATCAGTTAGCGCCACTACTGGTTCTAGTGATGGTAAAGACTCAAGCGGTACTGCGATCGGTTTGGGGGTGGACTGTTCCTGGTCATACAAGAACCATTCAGAGATCAGTGACTCCATTCCTCTAACAGTCTTTTCATCATTCTTAATTGCCCGAATAGTTGGAACTACAAGAGATTTCCAGGAACTGGCGTCTCCCTTGCTTTGCGCCCAAGCTTTTGCCTTGTAGTCAACAAATTCAGGTAAATAAAACTGGTATTGATCGTTAACACGGCGATTGCGCTTCCAAGGAAACACAATCCCTTGCATCTGCATTGCCTGAATAATTGCCCTTGGAACAATATCATCAGGGGTCACTGATGGCATTTTTTCTAATTTGTCAAAGTACCATTCAATGACATTTGCGCTCTGTAAATTTTTAGTTTGCTCATCAGTAATTTGCTCACTATTAGCTTGTTTACTATTAGCTTGTGGTGCGCTCGCGTCGGCGCTAACTTGTGATCCGGATGAGGGTATTGCTGGGTGTTCAGTATCCTGTTCTTCTTTAACAGGAAGGGGGTGATCTTCAGATTGGGCAATCTGTTGGTTAACAAAATTTTCTATTTCTTCGTTAATTGCGCTTTCCTCTTCTTTTTTTGTGTCTTGGGTGGGGGGTTCGCCGGGTTCAGGGGGCGTTGCTGTAATCTCTGAAGTAATCTCTGAAGTAATCTCTGTATATATAGATGTATGTGACGGTTGGTCACTTACTGTTGTGACCACTGGTAAGGGCAGTAAGTGACCAACCGTCACTTGTTGTTGTTCCCACCAGTCATGTATGGATTTTCCAATGGTTTCAGGCTTCACTGTTAATTGCTTGGCTGTATCCCATGCTTTTCTTAATTCGCTGATGTCTTTGTCTAGCAAAGGATCTGCAATTTTTCGAGAAGCTAAGAAACCTTGTTCTTTCAGCTTGTCTTTTAGCAAATATTTGGCACGAATAGCATCTGTCCACCAATCCCACAAAAAATTGATTTTTTGTGTGTCAATGCGATATTCAAGCCTTCGCGGCATTCCAACAAATCGCTCCTCAATTAATCCGCGATCGCACAACATTCTCCTTGCTGTTCTTTGCTCTTTAGGAGATAGATCGGTTTCTATCTCCCACTCCTCTTGAGTTTTGTAAATCCATCCTTCTGGATTATTCTGTTTTCCGCTCCAATAGCAAAGCTGACAAAGAAGAATTGATGATTGATGAGATCCAGTAAGAGGCACTAGGTCTGGGTAAAACGCTATCGGATTCCCAATACCTTGAAACAAGTCGGTTATTTTCATGACGTCACCCTGCTACGCGATGTACAAGGCAACTAAACCCTCTTATCAATCCGATGGCCTCTGCGTATTGCGAGCAATAAGCCTCTCCCATTTCTTCGTATTTGTAGTAAGTATTGCTATTTGAATTATTGTCTGGCAACATATTTTGTCTGTTTATTTCCTTGCGTTACTTATGTTCGCTAGCGATCGCCCTCTACTTGTTTAGTCACTTGTTCTGCAACTTCAATAGGGGGATGCCAAAACGTTTGTCCACCTCGGCACTTGACTGGAGATCGTAAAACTTGCGACCCGCAGCTATACCAAGCAAATCTACCTGGTTCCCAAATGCCAAAAGCTTTTTCCTCGGTATCTGTAAGTTCTATCAAGGGTGTCTCAACTGTCTTTAATCCTCTGACCATCAGAGATGCCCAGGGCTGCCATAGTGTTAATGCTTTGTAATTCATTAGCGATCGCCCCTTTAGTACATGCGATCGCATTTACAAACTCGTTATTTTTCGATAGAATCATAAAAGATTTACCTCGTAGTGAATCAATTGTTAATCTTGAAAACTAAACACTCTCAACTCCAACCCCGCAAAAAGTCCCTAGCTAATTGCGGGGTTAAACTTAAACTACTGCCGTCCCGCGAACAAATCTTGCAATGAGCAAGAGAGGAGCAAATACGCGCAGTTCAAGTAATCTTTTAGACTGCAACGCATAATCTTGTACTCCGTTTAATTAATTGCACTTTTGATGGACTAAATTGTCCAAGTCTGTGCCAATTGTGGTCATAGACTGAAACATTCTTGGTTTTGGTTGTTTGAGTGTAACCACCAATCCACCCGATATAAGACTTTCCCGCTTTCTCGGCTTTGACTAAATCACCAGAACGCAAACCAAACGGGGTAATTGTTCCACCTTTTCGTTTTCTGTTATTTGGCACATCTTTTTAAATGTGCCATAAACAAGGTGAACTTGGCAGATTGAACACCAATACCAGTAAATTTCTTTCCTGGATCTATCCCTAAAGCGATTAGCTGTTGGTCATACCCAGATGGTTTTACTAATAGCTGAATGCAAAAAATACTCAGGTCAGGTATATGTACAGGGTTTTCTTATTATTTTTAATCGCCTTTAGCAATGTTGTTCTTGTCCATTGCTGGTCTGGAACGTAACTCACGCCGCACCACCTTGTTGCTGCTTAGCAATCGCTAAAGCACTTTCAAGTACACTGACAACATCAACCGCACATTCAACTTGTTTGCTAGGATTTACGTTGGGATGTTTCGCGGCATCTATCAATAATGCGATCGCTAAAACTTCTTGTTCTATGTCTTGTGGAATCCTTACTCTGTTAGTTTTTCGCTCGGATTCCTTGGTTCTTCTCCAAGGAGAAGGAAACCTGGTACTGTACCCATTCAATCTTTGATGCATGATTTAAAAATCTTTTGCTTGACTTTTATATGATACATCTCTTTCGTGGGACAAGCAAGATGTTTTTGTAAAGATTGTGCTATTTCGATTGAATTATTTTCACGACGTGCGATTTAAAATTCTTGCAGTAAAATAAAATCGGATTGAAAGTTTGGCTTTAAGATATGCCAATCGAATCAGATATCCGGACGATTATCGCGATCGTTCGTGATACACACGCAAAAGTTTATGAGATTGAGGATAAATTTATGGCAACCTTAGAAGAAATTGCAGGTCAATTAGAAACCGTGGTTCCTCAAATCCAAGAGGGACTTTCCACTGTTGTAACCACCCTATCTACCGAAATTCAGCAAATCAATGCTGCGATCGCATCTGGTAGTGTAGACCCAGCGACTGTTGCTAGAATTGAAAACTCTATTGGCAACCTGTCTACTGTTGTTGGTGGATTGCAAGATTTGAATAGTCAGATTGGCGCGATCGTTCCTGATGCGCCTGTTGAACCTACTGTTTAGTAGTGCGATCGTCCTTACTGCTTGATTGAATAACCCTGGAAGAGAATATTGTGTCATAGTTTTAGCACCCCTCCCCGCGAGGGGTTTTTGTTGTCAGTCCATCCATAACTGAAACCTTTTTATCTATAACAAATAAAAAACATCTAATTTAAGTAAATTGCAGGCATAGCGTATAGGAGAGTATTTAAGCTTCTATAACGATGACCAAATCAATTACAACGCTGTCCGAGTTAATGACAGCAGTAAATACACAAAAAGGTAAAAGAAAAAAAGCACAAGGATTCGCGGTAAAAGAATCTGAAATCCCCACAGGCGTGATCGCGGTCTGCGACTCTGTAGCTACTGAAGAGGAAGAACCGGTAGTTGAGGCTGAACCAGAAACACCCACCCCTGCACCCGTACCAGACTTATCTGCTGTACGGGAAATGATCAATAGCGCGATCGCACCTTTGCAGCAACAAGTTCAATCTGCACAGCAACAAGCAGATGCAGAACGGCAAGCGCGGGAATCTTTACAACAAGAATTAGACGGAGTGCGATCGCAATTAAGCCAAGCAGAACAAGAGCGCGATCGGGCTAAGAAAGACGCCGAAGAGGCAGGTAAAAACGCGCAAATTTTAGAAGACTTAGGCAAGCTTGCAGGAAGATCAGTACAAATGCCCAACGTGAACACCCAGACCAAGATTAATGGTGAACCACGAGGGCTTGCCAAAGAATTTATTGAACTACTGAATAACCGCGAAGCTTTAAAAATCAACGTTGTTGGATCGCACCTACCCGGCGTAGGGATGATTCATGCTAAGCAGCGCGACGGAAAGAAGCTTAACCAATGGTTGCAAGCGCATTTTAAAGAAGAAAAACTTAATGGGCGCGATTGGCAGTCTTGCGAATTGATCCGCCAGTTGGATGCCTACTTTAAAGCACATGGATTGCTGAGCGGGCGGGCGACTGATGCTGCTGGCCCAACGACTGGTGCTTCTGGCGCTGTGCCTGACGGATTCCTGGATGTGCTTTCTGCTGTGATGCGGGAAACCCACAGCCAAAGCAATATCTTTTGGCAATTTACAACTACAGAGTTTGATAGCACAAGCGCTCCTGGTAAAAATATCCTGGTTCCTCGCTTTAACTATCTGCCTCGCCCAACCACGCTTGCTGACTTCGTAATTGCAAACACTACCACATTCAACCCAATTGGATGGACAACTGGTAGTGGTTCCGATTCTCAAGGTCTGGAAATGACTACCGTCCCGATTAACTGTATTCAATATGGATTGGGACGCGGAACAGGCGTAGGCACTCGCCCGGTATTTATTCCTGAGTTTCACGAAGCATTAAGCTTAGTTAACTTAATGTCTGCGCTGGACAGTCGCCTAATGCAGAATTATTACCTCTTTGAAGAGTTGATGATTCGTTTGCAATATGAGTCTGCGACAACTGTTGTTTATAACGACAACGGTATAACCACTAGTACCCCTGGTGATTTGACTACAGGTGATGATGGTACATTTACCAAGCAGTTTGCGAACGCTCTTTACTCTCAAATGTACGCGGCGCAAATTCCCACATTCTCTGATGGCAACTACGCGCTAGTTCTTAACCCCACAGCTGCAAGTCAATTCAAGACTTCGCTAGGAACTCTTTACAGCCCAGTTACTGAGCAACAATTGCAAGCAGCTACCAATACTTTCCGTTATGCGTCCGGCATTGAGATCGGACAGGTGAGCGGATATGTTGGCGACTACGAAAACTTCCACGTATTTGTCGGCAACTCTTTCGGTGTGGGTAACGCGGCATCTTCTCCCACTGTTGTTTCTGCGACTTTTGGATCTGGTATTGGCGCGCAAACTGTTAGATACAGTTTTGCCTTTGGACCTGGTGCAGTTGGTCGCGGTGTTGCACTGCCTATGGAAATTCGCAGCCTTGGCGCTCCCTTCCAATTGGGGACTGCATATATCTGGGTGTCTCGTGAAGGCGTAGGTGCAATGGACGTTGACTCAACCTTGACTCCTACCGGCCAACAAACCCGTGTGTGGAAAGTCGGCACTTTAGATCGGAGTTTCTAAATGGCAATCAAAGGTAAAAAGCCCATTGAAGAGCCAATGGAGCTTAATTCTCCTTGCAGTTCTGGAGATTGTGCGATCGCAGAATCAACTGAATCAGCAGAATCAGTAGAATCAACTGAGCCAAAAACAGAAGAAAGTGCGATCGCAGAATCAACTGAACCACAGGGATTGTATCCAACCGCACTTTTGAGCGAATTAGGCTTTAACTATTGCGATAAGTGCGGCGCTCAGTTCCAAAGCGATATTTATGGAAATCCGATCTGCCCAGAGAATTTGAAGGGATGCCCTCGTGTCTAACACAATCACAATCCTCTCTCTTTCAAAAAGATCGATATTTGGCAAACGAGAAGACGCCACTGCTGATCTTGCTGCTTGTTCTTTTTCTGGAACCGAGTTTATTACTCCTAAGGTTCCCGTTTTAAGTATGGCGTCGGATAGTTGCGATACTTCTGTAATTGGCGTCGATAGAAAGAAAGTCGCCTTCAATTGGTGGAAGCAGAACAGAATGCCGTGTGTGCAATTAGTCTTTAATGGATGGATACATACAGACTGGACTGCAACTGGGCCAGTTGCAAGGCGTGACGTGTCAAATTATTACACCCTTGCTTGGCTTGATCGCTGGCTAAAAAATGATTCCACCGCAATGAACCGTGTACTTGCAACAAGCTTTACAACCCCTTCTGGGACGGTGAATAGATCAAGCCTATTGTCTACAGTTTTTCGCTCTGCGATATTTGCAGATGGTCGTGAAATTGAAGATTTTCTTAACGCATAGGTGATTGTATGGCTATATTTACCTCTGCCGATTTAACCACCTATGCGCCCACGCTGAACTTAACCGAACCTGCCTTAAGTGCTGCGATCGCGCAGGCTCAATTTCTTATTGAATCTCCTGTTGGTGCAAATCGCATTTTAGAAATCCAGCAACATGTTGAAGTTGCCAAGATGAAAACTGATGGTGTTGTCAGAATGAAAATGACCCCACTGGTTTCTGTTGAGGAGATATCTTGCAAGGTTAATAGCGAATGGGTCGCGATCGCGTCTACTGATTATCAAGTTGATTTGGATTTAGGTGAAATTAGCGTCGAGTCCCAAGCATTGATCAACTTATCTGGCATTGATCCTTGGGGAATTTCAAGCAGGCGATCGCGTCCTACAAAGCCATCCAGAGATTGGGATGTTCGAGTTAAGTACACTGCTGGTTTTGATTTCACCGCAGACACTACTGAAGTTACAAATATGAAAGCTGCGATCGCGGGAATTATTCAAATGCGGCAGTCCAAAGCAGCAGAGGGAATCCAATCTTACGAGTGGAATGATTGGTATAAGGTCAGTTATGGTTCTGCTGCTTCTGAAACATTGGCATCTGGTGTTGGCAGTAGCCCTTTTGAGGATTTCTTGTTGATATTCCGCAGGTATCGTCCAAGGGAGGTAGCAACCTAGATGCCTGTGCGATTGCCTGATGATACTGCGATTACAGGGACAGCGATTGATTTTGTTGTGCAAAATGAGCAAAGAACAAATGCTTTGCTGACTTTAAGCACTGCCAATTCAACGTTGTCTGCATCTGCTGTTTCAAGTACCAAGATAGTTGCATCTGGGATAATTCCCGCATCTTTTGGCGCGGGAATAACCACTGCAACTAAATTCTACTTTTACGTCAAGCTTCTATTGCCAAATGCGCGATCGCGAATCGCCTCTGATTACAGGGGTGAGTTTACGATTGAGCCGCCTTAAGCAAGTTGAATCTGCGATCGCGGGTTTTGAAAGTAGGTTTTGAAATTTTGTACACAATTACTAAAGGACATTGATATGGCTATTCTTGAACAAAAGACATTAAACGGCGAAATTGTTGCAGTTACTGCAAACAAAACTTTAGCATTGACAGATAGATATACTTTGCAGCGCTGCGATAATGCCGCAGATATAGCGATCACAGTCCCAACAAATGCATCCGTTGGTTTTCCCTATGGGAACGTTAGCACAGAGATTGTATTTTTCTTGAGAAATACAGGCGATGTAACTATCAACGCGGCAAGCGGCGTAACCGTCCGCAAGGTTGGTACGACTGCGACAACTGGACATATTTTGAATCGCCAGTACACCTACGCAAAACTTGTAAAAGTCGATATT